TGTCTTTAGATCCTTGAAGATAAATCTTCTCAACTAGAGGAGTAGCACCCGTATCAGCAGCAAGCTTAACAGAAGCCCCTACAAGACTTAAAGTACCAGTAGCATAACCACCCGCAACAGTTACAGTCATAGCCGAAACAACAAGTTCAGTAACTTCAGAATCAACATTTAAAATATCGCCTTCTTCAATTTGCTCAAATTGTGCAGCTTGGTATGTTGATGCCGTGTCTAGAGAAACGATGTACGGATCTCCGGCAGAGCCTGCCCCACTTACATTTGAATCTGTAGCAGCCCCATCAAATAATTCACCAGAACCAGAAGCATCACCACGAGTGATCATTCTTTCTAGGTTTCTGTTAAATGATTCAACAGCAATCTTAACTGGAAATTTAGTCATTCTTACGAAAGAACCTTTATCAGTTTTTGCAGCTTTCATTGTTTGTCTGTCGATTGATACAACAGCGTATAAACTTCTTGGCGCGCTTAAAGAAGCAAGACCAATCTTGTTTTCGTTAGCTGTAGGTAAAGACCCAGAACCAACACCACCACCAATAGACTGAATAACTGGTCTATCAATTTGCTTTCCAACAAAGTCGTTCATTTTTTTAATTCTACCGAAAATTACGTTAGCCTTGTTAAATTGCTTGTCGATTAATTTCCCGTATTTGATTTTCATTAAGTTAGCTTCGTTTGAAGCTTTGTATGTCCAACTACTCAAGTTGTACTCCTTTTGTATGAGGCTGCCTTATGTTTAGCCTCGTTATTGTTATTATTTAAGAATTACTATTATAGCAACTCATCCCAGTCGAGAACTTCGTCATCACCATTCATTTCCGGTTGATACATGCTTTCAACCTCTTGTTTCTGGTTCTTATTAGTTCCCTTGTTCGCTTTAGCTTCTATCTTCTTATCAACTGCTGATTCAGCAGCCTCTTTCTTAGATTTACCCAAAGCACTTTCAAGTATTTCGGTAAAGTCTTGATCGCTCAATTCCCCATTCTCCAATACTTGTTGTATCAAACTATCCATAACACCATCATCTTTTAAATACGATTCATCAAAGTTAGAAATAATACTTTCAGATCTGGTTTCTGCTCTGTTGAAATTAACATATTCAGTAACTAGTTCTGGTGTAATTGCTTCACCCTTTGGTAAGTTTGCATCTAAGTTCTTGATTGCATCATCCCAAGTTTCATTGTCGATATTGTGTGTTTCCCGTATTTCCCTAACTTGGTCATTGAGGTCCCGTGAGGCTTGCTCTGACTTAAGTTGTTCATTTTCGGACACGCTTTTATCTCTTAAATATTCATTCTCTTTAGTCTTTAACTCTAAAGATAATTCATTCTCATCTAGTCCATACCGTCTTTCGATTTCTGGAAGTAATTCTTTTATTAACTGCTCTTGCATTTCAAATGGAGCCATACCAGTTAATTCTGCAACCTTAGTAACACCATCCAAAATAGAAGAGTTACGCATAGTCGCACCTAAATCATTAATATATTCATTCACTTTATTCATTTGTGAATCAAACTCTTTCTCTTTAACGTCATATTCACTAAATCTCTTAGCAATTGCCTTCTCTCCGCTAATACCATTCTTAAAGTCTTTGATAGAAATCTCTTGGAGTTCCCCATCTACTTTAACACTTAGAAGAGAATCTTCGTCCATAGAGTCTAAACTTAAGGCTTTTGAATCCTCTTCGCTACTCTCTGTTTCTCCTTCAGCACTTTCACTTGGAGATTCTGAATCTTCGCTATCAGCTTTGACAACTTCTTCTGAAGCATCTTCTCCATCAGATTCAGCCCCTTTAGTTTCAACTTGCTCAACTGATTCTTCAGTATCAAGATTATCCCAATCATTATCTTCTTCATCGCTTCCTTCTCCCGCAACTTCCAAACTTGGAGCCACTTCTTCTACGTTATCCCAAGTTAGATCTGCATCTACACCCGGAACATCACTTACTACACTTGGATCTACGATCCCGCTTTCATCACTCATACTAATATCCTCCCTTAGTATTATTCATCTTATTTACTGCCTTTAAGCATTCTTTGTGCGTTTGCCTGTTCTACAGGATCAGTTCCCGGGATTTGTCCACTAACAGCATCTCCTCTATTAGCTTGTCCTTGAACCGTAGCCATCTGCATCTCTAAAGACTTAGGTGCTATAAAGTTCTTATGTTCAAACAGTGGAAATAGAGTAAGGGTGGCTAATTTAGCCTCAAACTCTGGATTCTTTCTCATTTTGTCTAGCATAGCTAATTCTGTAAAATATACATGATCTTTAAATCGCGCTCTTATTTCCGGAGTCGCTTCTTCATTAAATGAACGAGATTGCATTGCTTTAGAATAAGCATTCCAATGTGTAATGAAATCGTGCCATGTTTCTAGAGGAGCGGCTTCTCTTCCTGCCAATAAATCCTCTACTATTGAGTCGGCAGCTCTTACAGCTTCCGTTATTAATGTTGTCATTTTCTCTGTTGATGCCATATCAAGTAAATCAGCCCATCTCTCGCCACTAACCATTTGAGGGTTTCTCTGCATCGCATCTAATATACGTTGCGTTTTGGCTGCTTTAGTTTCTGGTAATCCAGTTGAATTATCAACTCTAACATCATAGGATTTGTGTAGATGTGCAGTATTAAACTGTCTAATAAGGAATTTATTATTCTCCCCTACTATTCTAATCATTCTACCATCATCTACTTCGTAATTATCTCCTGCTATAGCAATAGTCATTTTAGCTAAATCCTTAACTAAGGTACCATGTTTAGCAATATCAGTAGAACTTCGTTCATTTTCCAACTCGTTAAGAAACTGGAGAGCCGATGCAGCAGTAATACCTTTCGGCACCTCTCCTCTCGATATCCCATGAGAACCGTAAATAGTCTGCATATCTTGTACGAGCTTATCCCTGAAAGCATATACTTCAGTTGGATTTGGTGCAACTTGTAATAGCTGAGGTGGTATTCCGCCTTGATACTGTACAACAGTATTATCATTTCCAAGTTGTTCAATTTTACAAGTTCCTCTAGGCATTACCCATTTAGCGTGGGCTGTCAAATATATGTTTTTAGCTATTAATGTTGAAATATTATTATACATGCGTTGGATCGGTGCTACCATTTCGTAACGGCTTACTCCATTTAAAACGTCAGGCACATCTAAATCAGTTAATCTTACTATTGGCAGTTTTCCGTGATTATACGGCAGATCGCCCTTTTCCAAGATAATGTCTTTAGTAAACTTAATAAAAGCACCTTCATCAACCATATCATTCTTAACGTGGTAGAATTTGAATACCAATGTATTTTGTTCTAATGTACGCTCTCTTAAAGACTCCGCATCAAAAATCTTTAGATCTTCTTCTGCCTTAATGTCTTTAGCTTTGTCTGGATACTTAGCCTTTAATTTATCTACTGGCTCAATACATACCCTAATTAGGTATTCGCAATCTTTAAATTGGCTACGTCTTTGTAATAGTACGCGCCAAGGAAGTTCTAGTTCATATGCAACATCACCTACATGCTTAATCTCTTGCATTTTAGGGTCCTTTACATCCATACCCGCATCACGCGCTTGTACAAACTGAGGCGATAAATCACCAATATTTTCATCCCACAATAGGAAAGCAAATGCTTCTCCAAATATGCGGCACTGTCTTTGCATTTTAGTTGTTAACTCATCTACGTTATTGATATACCATAAGTGTTTAACGATAAACTGAACTACTTTAGCAGAAGCTCTATCTTGCCATTCATCATTATTAGGAAGAATTTCCACACTGGGCTTAATCCGAGTCATTTGCGATACCTTAGTCTCAGTTAAATCGTACAAATGATTAACTGTAAACTTCTGTATCTTATTCATTCTATTCTGATTCTTTTCGCGGTTACGAAACCGATCCCATTTTTTAATGGAAACGCCTCTGTACAACATAAGATTTTCTCTCTGCTGTTCAGTTCTTGGTGCGGATTGGTCGATTAAAGCATTAGTAACGGAATTCAACCATTCTAACAACTCTTTATCGCTCTTATCTTTCACCTTAAAATATGGCTTAACTTTTAATTCTGGATCTAGACTTGTGTCGTCCAATATCCCGAAAGCATCACTACTCATCTATTACCTCTTAGAAGCTTCTTATTTTATGATCATCGTCTTCAGGAAAAAAATCAGGTAATTCGCTTTCAAGATCTTCTAGGTATGATTCCTGTTCTTTAGCGAACGCACTTTCTTGTGTAGCCCAATTATCTGTTTTATTTGCCTTACTAACGTACTCTTCATTAGCTTTGTCAATCTCTTTATCCACTGATTGATATGTTATGGTATGAGTACTTTTCTCCACAGCTAAAGTTTTCACTACAGCTATTAGTCCTAGTATAGTACCTATTACACTAAAGATCAAGCTCAAACTTGACACTATTATAAATATATCTACTTTATTCATGTTATCCTCCTAATTACAGGCACTTAGCCCTTTTACTGTACATCGTTCCAATTTTCATACTCTTCTAGGTCACTTGACTCAATTTTTAGGTCATGTAACTCTTTGTCAAAGTCCTCTTCTTCCCATTCTCCTAGCGTCTCACGTAATATCAAGTACTTACGGAGTTGCCATCTGTCTATGTACGTGAATAATACGTCCCACCCAAACAAAAGTTTCGCTAATAATTTAATTCTCATTTAATCTCCTCTAAATATTTACCCTACTTTGACGTAAATAGATACTCTACTTATACGTTGTTTTATACTTCCCAATCTATATCGTCACCAAAATTATCTGTCCAATCATCATCTAAATCAACTTCATTATCGTCATCTCTATTCCGATATCTACCTTTTTGCAGTGGATCAATTCTTTTAACAAATTGCATTACTGAGTTAAAGTCGTAATTAGCCGCATCTATTAAATATCTATAGCAATCAATTAAATGGTCATTCTTCTTAGGAATTTTCCCTTTACTGTCTTTCGCATACCTTTGCATTTCGCTGTATAGGTTTTTGCATTGGGTGGATATTATAACGGAATTATGAACTAACTGATCTTTAATGATTGATAGCCCCTCCTCCTTATCTCCGTGTCTTTTATCTGTCTTGAAGAATGTTGTACCGTATCCTACCAGTACCTCGTTCGCAAACCATGCTCCCGCCTCATCATAAACTTTATACCAATCATCTTCTTCTATAAATCTATTCAGTTTAAGCATTTTGATTTGAAGTCTTGGGTATAAGATACGCGTTGAAGTTTCTTTCTGATTCTTCTCATATATCTCATCCAATAAATACATCTTCTTGGTGTACGGATTGATTGCTGCTAATAATACTGCGAAACATGTAGTAGTTCCGGGATCAGCTATCGCATACCATTCAAGCTTTTTTATGTCGCGTTTAATTTCTTCCATAATAAGATGATGTTCTTTAACATGAGAATCTGCAAGCATTGGGAATACGGAAGAAGATCCTCCTGCTACAATTTTACTATAGTATTCTCTTTGAACAATATCCTCATCGCCATTATCTCTTAATCGTGCAATATCTTGTTCAATCATTTGTTTATTATCTGGTAAGTGATTGATTGGATTATCCCATGTAGTTTTTACAACTACTGAGCTAAACTTATCTTTCTTACAATATTCCAATACAGAATTATACTGATCAATATTTCTATCACCCATTTTAGGTTGCGTTCCAATGATTACTAACTTGGCAGCTTTCGCGCCTCTATTGGGATTGAATTCTGTATGCCATTGTGGGTGGAATGCTTTAAACTCATCATATACGGCTATGTGTGGAGTTAATCCATTTCCTGCTGACCAGTTTTCACTTCCCATTATTCTAATAAATGAACCATTCTTTAAATAGATGGTCATGTCTTGCTGACTTTCTTTCTTAATGTATTTGGCTGTAGTCTTTTTGCCCATGAACTCTTGTAGCCTCTTGTTACGCCATAAAAGTTCGCGCCCATGACTTCCCTCAGGTGCAATGAAATAACAGGCTGATCCGGGAACAAACAGGGCTTGATGCCATAATACGAAGGAAGCGGCATCTGTCTTACCGAACTTCCGTCCACAAGGTAGCATAAGGGTGGTAATGTTTCCCTCATATAAAGGAGCTAAAGCTTCAATTTGACCGTCATGTAGTCGGTTAGTTAATCCTACCTTGATTCCATCACCTTGAGGAGCAAATAAATCCTTAGTTACTCCTAGCCAGTATTGATCCTCTTTCGATACTACTTTCTGATTCATTACTTAACTTCTCTTCTCATTGGAGTTTTTAATTCTTTAAATAGGTATTGCTTTAATTCTAAATACTTCTTCTTGTAAGCTTTGCAACTTACTACTTTTTGCTGCTTATAGATGTATACGAAATCTAACACATCATCTAAGCAAGCTTCTAATCCAATATACCATTTACTATACCTATATCTTTTAAGGTAGGCGTTATATGAGATGCCTAATTTACGACTTGTTTCAATAGCATGAAGTCTGTCAAAGAAAGACATTTGGATTCTGTCTTCGTTAGTATCGAATGTCATATTCTCTCTACCGTTTCCGTCGTGTGTCATGTGTTGCATAATAATAGATGCGTCAGTACCAACTCTTACATCGCAATATTGTAATATGGTGAATGCCATTGATCCTGCTTTAGTTA